ATGGCATTTACTTACAAATTACTAGCAGATAGACCAACAGAATTTGGAGGTGGCAAAACTGAAGCTGTACAAAGAATTGAAGATGGTGCATTAATTCCATTTGATGAAGGAAACAAAGACTATCAAGAATACCTTGCGTGGGTAGCAGAGGGAAACACAGCCGAAGCTGCTGATTAATTAACCTTATCTTGCATCTGCCTTGTCATTATCCCCATAGTGACGTAGAGAGGTGCTAATGCACATAATCCACAAAAGGTTATAATTGTACAAGGTACTAACGCACGAAGCAGGGCTGATCTCATGGCAAAAATTTCTCAGATATTATCCATTTTAAGTTTTATACTTAGCGCGTCAACTGTCGGCGCAGGCGTTTACGGTTACATGATGGTAACAAGTGAAGATTTTAAAGAAAAAATGATTCAGGAAGTAATTTCTAATATAAAAATGCCAGAAATGCCAAAGATGCCAAAAAGAACAGGCGGTGTTTCCCCTTTTAAAATTTAAATGGAAATAAGGGAAATATTTATTCCGAATATAGATATTCCTGAACCAATACATATTGAACCGCCAATCGTTGTTGATACGCCCTTAACGATTGATATGGGCGTTCCTGTAATTGATGCGCCTTGCGCTGTTGTACGCGATTCTGTAACAGGTGGGAGCGATCATTTCAACAACGACCCCGATGGAAATGTTGCTTTATGTGATGCGACAGCCCCTTTTTATTTTGCGCCTGATTATTCGCCATCTGCAAAAATAGTTACACCTAAACAAAACACCAAAACAGAAGCGCCAGAAATACCAGATATAAAAACGCCAGAAATTCCAAAAACAAAAGAAAATAATAATAATAACGTAATAGAAGAAAAAGAAATTGATTGCCCTGCGAAAGACCAACAATTCAGGTTAAACGATGTAAGAAACGCAGAAGCGCAAGAAAAAGTTGTCGGGTTTGAAGTAATAGATGGAAAATGTGTCGAGGTATGGGAGAAAACTGATTTTGTCGATAAATACCTTCCCTCGTCATCTGTTGTCGCAACGACCTTAGTAGTAACTATTGTCGCAACATCCGCCGCAACTGCTACGCCTTTTTTGACTAGACTTTTAAAGCCAATATTTAAACAAATAATAAATCGCGCAAAGAAACTTATCGGAAAAAAATCAGGAACAAAATTTAATTCTTCTTCTCGTTTGAAGAAACAGAAACTTCTTTCAAAGAATGTTGATGATTAATTAAAGTATTGCTTGGATTTGTTAACTGAACATCTTCGCATAATTTATAATATTTTGACGATTTTTTAAAGTTATAACCTTTGGATAAAAGATCGCCGCACGTTTTTAATCGTCCGAGTTCTAGCGCGTACATATTGTCATTTATTCTTGCTTGAATTAAATCTGATTGTCTTTGTTGCGCTTCGCGGCATAACCGCACCGCCTTTCGATCAAGTGAAATATTCCAAGATAAACTGATTCCCGGCGAAATATTATATGTGTCTTTTTGCGCTGTTCTTATTGTTTTATATCCGATAATTTGGCCGGGGTTGTCAGCATCGCCATCGCCTATTGTCACGCCGTTTGCATCTGTCGCGCCTTCTGTATCTTTTACTGAATATATAGGGTCAAGATAAAAATCTTGATAAGGTTTTGTAAATGAAGCCGATGAAGTAACAAAAGGTTGGATGACTAAGGTATCAGATTGACAGACTACAGTTTGGCCGCCGACTTGATTTTGAAATTGTCTTGTCGGCATATTCATTACCCCTAAATTTGTGACACTTCCGGAGGAATTTGATACTGGATTATTTGTCATATTGGTGTTGGCATAACTTGGAAACTGAACAGAAAAAAATAATATTGCGCCTGCTATCTTAAATTTTTTTATCATTGCGTAAACGTGCTTGTCGATTCTGTAACAATTTGCACTTCAATAGTGCGATCTATATGGACATAAGAATTAAGACCCGGCCCAATATACGATTCGTGAAATTGCGTGGCCGCCCCTGCCGTTGATTGCTTCCATGCGGGCTTTGTTGTTAAATTAATTCCTGTTGTTGTAGATGTAACGCCGTTAATTGTTTGTGTTGCCCCTGCAATCGCTTCAGGGCTGATTGTACCGCCTGCCGTGACCGCTTCGACATTGGTTCCGCCTGTTGTGTACTGATACCCCGTAGAATAAGAATATGACTGAATTATTTCTCGTGTTGATTGTGAACTTGTGGTTCTAGAAATAGATGAGCCGGCTGAAAAATTAGGAATTACGGGAATAGCAAAACAGGGCGAACTGGACAACAAAAAAAGGCTTATAAATAAGCGCCGCATTATTCGATTTCGATAGAACTTGTTATTGAACCTGTTACACTTGTTCCCGCCGCACCGGGGCTTAATGTTATTGTTCCGCCTGCTACTGAAGTTATTCCTATTGATTGCCCTGTATTAGAACCGCCTGAATAAGTAATCGTATCGCCTGTTACTGGTAAAGCGGAAACAATTCCAGAAGAAACACTTGCTGATGTAGTAACCGCATCCCCTTGAACGAATGATTCTGAAAAACTTGTTGCCGCCCCTGCGGTGGTTTGGGTATAAGACCCTGTTCCATGTGTTGCGGCCACGCCTGTTAATACTGAACTATTGTCTAATGCGGGCGAATCTAAATGCCCCATTGTTCCCGCTGTTATCCCTGTTGAACTCATTGAATAAGTTGACCCGATTCGTTTCGCTTGAGAATAGCTTCCATCGACAACACCTTGCGCTGATGCCGTGATTTTGTGGACATAGCCCGCTTGAATAGGAAGCGGAAGCAAAAATAAAATAGGAAGTAGTTTTTTCATTTGATACCTACTTTGTTGTTCTTATTGTCTACTATAGTGTCTTTTTTCTTTTTTATCTGAAAACCTAGTGAAGCTGTAGATGCTGAAAAAATTGAAGCAATAAATGTCGGGTCAAAATCTACAATTTTTTTGCCAGATGGCGGTTCATAATATGAAAGGCTTAATAAAGTTGCCGACCAAAGAAGCACGCAAACTTTAACAATGGTTTCAACTCTACTAGGTTCTTGATCGTCCATAATTAAGGCTTTTTGCTAAAACTAGCAAACTTGTCTACAGTTGGGAAGAATATATTACAAAACATGATTAGATTTATCAAGCCAATACTGAAGTTCTTCGTCAAATCCAATGCGGTAAAATCGCTTGTCGTAGGATTGCTTGAGGACTATGCGGCCAGTACGGAGACAGATATTGATAATGAACTTGTCAAACTGGTTAAGGAAAAGTTATGGCCTGTAACATAAGTTTAAGTTATGTTAAGGATAAGGGATAATGGTCATCCCTTCTCTGCAAAAGGTAGGCTTACTAATTTCCCCAAAAGTAAGCCTATCCCCAATATAGGAGGATTTCTTGCTATGCCTTGGGATGATTGGCTTACCATAACAGAAACAATCGAAGATCAACTTTATCTTGAGATTCAGGCGCGGATGTTGGCCGAAATAACTGACTTTGAATATTTGCTTGATATAGCTGTAAACTATCAGCGGCAAAATTGGCAAAAAGACGAGATCATCAAAAATTGCATTGCAAAGATTGGCGATCTCGAAACAGAACTAATTAAAATAAGTCTTAAAAAAGAAAAAGACGATAATAATTCAAGAATTAAAAAGGAATATCATCGCCCGCTGTAGGCTCTATAAAGTTTAGATTTATATTTCCAAAACATCCATATCTGCCTTCTTTGGCTTTTGCGTTGATGTAGATACCATCAACTTCAACTTCTTCTTTTTTGGCATAATCCCAGACTTTACCTTTTTTTGATTTTGTATCGACCATCTTCATAACTTCTTCACAGAAGGCGGGAACAGATTCAGAAGGAATAAACAAAGACATTTTTTGCGGATACTTGTCTTGGTCTTCATATTCGTTTTCACTTGTAGAAAACTTAATTGGATAAGGAAGGGCGGCTTTGAATGAATCAGGCATGATTAAAATGTTGGAATAAAAGTTGTTTAAAAAGATCAGAAAGCGAAATTTTGTTTTTTTCGCAATATTCTCGAATTAGGGTGGCTTGTGTATCATCGGTTCTGAAATAAAATTTGTTGCGGTTGTAATAAGAATTGCGGCGAGATCGTAATTGAGCAATGATTTCATCGCCTGA